TTTCAAGTGATATACAAAGAGAACAGGGCTTTTCTCTTGATGCACAAAACGATTTTTTGAAAGAGTACGCAAAAGTTCAGGGGTTTACGGTTCTGAAAACTTTTACGGAAAGCATGTCGGCAAAAGATGCAGGAAGAATTGGACATGCTCGAAATAAAAGCAAAAAACTTTTCTTCCGAAATAGATGTTTTTATAGATAGGGGTTTTCGTGTGATTGAACTCTGCCAAAACGCAAGCCGATTGTATCTTGACGGAAATGACGATTTTAAAAAACGATTAATCAAATTATTGTGTTTGAACCTTTTTTATGACGGTCAAAAACTAACAATAGAGCCCAAAAAAGCGGTTGAGCCAATGCTCAAAACCGCTAATTTAAAAAATGGTCGGGATGACAGGTCGATATTTGAACTTATTTCAGAAAAACTTTTAAAGAATTTAAGCGAAAACAATATTGCATTTTTCGCCGAGTTAGAGTATTTTAAAGAAATTGCATAAAAAAACCACCCGTTACAGGTGGTTTGGTTACATTACGAGGTTATTCATGAACAGTTTTTGTAATACCAACGGACTTTTTGCCGTATAAAATCTTCTACTTTGTCGTTAAAAACACCGTGCGGAAGCCATATTATATCGACCTTACCCGCACTTGATGTATTCGGATGTCTTTTACCAAAACCGTAATGTGTTTGAATTGTGTCGGCTTTGGATAAATCTAAGTTATATTTTTTGCAAAGTTCAGCGGCTAATTTGAAAGATGCTTCGCATTGTACCTTTGTTAATTGATATTTGCCTAAACATGACAACCCCTTAAATCCGTACATACCACATAATGCAATGCCTATACTGCCGGTGTTACCACCTCCGCAATGCTGAGCGTAAAGTGCGTTATTGTTTGCGTCATTTTTACAAACTTCATTATCTTCAGGCTTAAATTTGCCCGGTGAAACTTTGCCGTCTGAATCAACAACAAAATGATAATGTAATAAATCTGTTTGGTTTGGTTTGGATGCACCGCCAGACCAATGGAGTATAATTCTTTTCATTTTAATTTGTCCAATTTCTGCATAATTTTGTCATATTTAACTTCTATTTGTTGCAATAATTCAGCATCTTTTTTGTCTGAATATTGCTGTAATTCTATTTTTTGTTGTAAAACTTCGTTCTTTAATTCCGATAACTCTAATTTTGTAGCAAAATAATTACTTTGAACAATCGCCCAAAAAACCACGCAAACAATTAAAATATTTTCTTTTGTTAAAAATTTTTCCATTATCCCTTACACCTCACAATAAACTGATAGACCCAATCTAAAACCTCTATATAATGCGGATTTTTGCACCAACAAGGATATACACCACCGCATTTCGAACATACTTTCATCAATTCCACCCTCCCTGAGTATACTGAAACGTTCTTACAGCCGAAGCCATAATCCACGCTTTAAATTTTGGCACTCCGTATTGTATTAAAATATCTTTAAAAATATCAGAACTGACTTTAACACCATCTTCGATTAAAAAGTCTTTATTCTCGCAAAGCCAATCATGAACCATACTTGCAGGTAAAAACTCAGGATTATATTGACTTCCGACAATTCGCCATAAAAACCTCGGTATATTTGCACCATTCCAGTTATAACCTTTGTTAATACATATACGATATGTGTTTACGTTTTGATATAGATTTGATGTATATGCAATACTGTTTAATAATTCAAAAGGTTTGTTTTTATCTTTTGGATTTACTTTAATTTTAGGTTCACAATTAAATTTGTTATAACACATAATATAATCCTTATTTTGACATGCTCTTAAGACTCATTTTAAAGAGACCTAAGCCTTGTCGCACTCTGTCTTTCTTGTATCGGTCGATTATTTCTTTTTCTTTTTCTTACCACAGCAAGCCATTATACTCACCACCTTAAAACTTTTTTGTAATATTAAAACTAAATCCGTTATTCTTTATTCCGTTGTCCCACTTTATTTTTGGTGTAATCGTGAAACTGACAGATTTTTTAGGATTAAATAAATGTTTGAAAAATTTGATTACTTTTTGAACCATTTCTTGATTATCTCGATTATTTGCTCAATCGCACTGTCAACAGCAGGAACAACGGCTTTAATCTTTTCTAAGATGTTAATTAAGTCTTGAATAATCTCTTGTATTTTGTCGCCAGTAGCAGAATTTGCTTGTGCTACTGCTTTTACTTCTTCAACTGTTTTAGCGATGTTATTCACTAATTTTAATTTTTGAAAAATGTTCATAAAAACTCCTTTCGTTAAACATAACCTTGAACTTGTATTTCTAATGGTTGTATATCTGTATCAACTGTTACTTCACTATTACCAAGAGGTACAGATAATTGAGGAAGTGTGATAGCTTCTTCTGTAGGTGTAGCAAGAGGGTAAATAACCGCTACTGGAGTTCCTGCTGTTTTTTGAGCTGAAAGATAATCTTTAAAATCTTGTACTGTACTACTTACATAATCCGTACCTCTATTAATCGTGCATTGGTTACTATAAGGATTTCCACTAATACCGTAACCAGTTGTTGCATCCCAAGCGTTCTCTAAATATGGATAATGTGAACAAGGTAAATCTCTACCTTTTAATTTTCCTGTTAAAGTCATTTGGAATACTCCGCAAGAAGTATTATTACTGTACTTGCTCCAATTTTCAGTTCCATTAAACTCTTTATAGCCTACTTGTCTTATTACTTTTTGGTTTTCATAGTCTATGTAATCAGAATATGTACCATAACTTCTTAACGGTGCTGATAAGTAAACATTTGTAGTGGTTGATTGTCCTATATCTTCCCCTACCGTAAACTCTAAACTTCCTGTATTGGCATGAAAAGCAGTAGCAGAATTTGTATCTATTAAATCATACATACCTGTTTTATTGTCAGATTTACGATAACAAGGTACATAATGAGCAATTAGCGTGTTGTTTAAATAACATTTAATTTCATATACTGTTTTAGCTTGACCGAATGAAGCTACTATATACCCACCTATTGTGAAAGCATTTAATGACCTTGTAATAGATGTATTATCGTATTCAAAAGTCCAAGTTTGCCTTTGTCCATTTCCTTTTAAAGTAGGATTTGCACCTTCTGGTGTGGTTATTAACGATACGGCACCACCAGCTGTTAATTGAATTGTTGTTTGACTGTCAAAACCTAACCAACCACTTCCGCCAGCAGAATAGCCTAATAATATATCGCTATAACTAGTGCTATTTGATTTAAAAGTGTATTCTATCTTATCGCAATCTGTAAATTTCATTAAAGGAATAGAATACTGACTATTAGTAACGCTACTAGGATAGCTTAAACTTTCAACTTCCTGATAAGCGTCAGGTAATCTTGAAGAAGATACTTTTATAGGTACTTGATAAACTGGATTTCCTACTCCAAAATCAGTTGTAGCATCTGTCTTTGAATTAGGATAAAATACATTATTAGCTAAGTCATAAAATCCTGGTTTGTTATCAGATTTTCTGTAACAAGGCACAAGATCCCTTACTAATGAACCGTTATCGTAAATCTTGCAAGAATCAATATTACCTATAAATATTCTGCTATCAATTGTTCCATAGTTAGTCCAACCACCTAAATGTACACTATAAAAATTAGTACCTACACCTCTTGTAACCTCTTGGTCAACACCGTCTATTGTAAATGTTGTATCATTTAAAATTATTTTATGTTTATTTCCGTCTAAGCAATTAATAGTAAATGCTTTCGCTAAAGTTTGTCCGCCATAAGATACATAACCGTACGGTATATTTCCAGCAGCTGTGTAAAAAGAACATATTACAAAACCACTACCATCAGGTCCAGCATGCATTCTCGCACCAATTAAACCTTTATAGGCTGTAGTTGTGCTAAATTCAATATCGTAACCTATTGTATTAGAGGTTAAAACACCTGTATCAATATATTGGTTTCCGTCAAATACAAGATGAGATACTTCCTGATACTCAATAGGTAATCTTGAATTACCTACACTATTAATAGCAGCAGGACTTTCAACGGATGGAGTACCGTCTTGCTCTGATTTACCGTAAATCAAATAATTATTGATAACTTCATTTGTAATACCTATAAGATTACAAGGTACGCCAACAAACCAAGCTAATTGCATTTTGCTTTGGATATAGTGGATATATGCCATTAATTTCTTTCTAAGCACCTGTAAACTCCCTCGACACTTCTTCCATACATTCTTGAATAAATTGAGCCGTTGCAATAACTTGTCTTTGTAAAGCTACATAATCAACATCACTTTCATAACTTTGTGGTTCATCATAAACGATTAATTGAACTTGTTGTCCTTTTAAAACAGCATTTGTAATTGTCGGTAATAAATCATATAAAAATGACTTTGTGCTACCGTCAGCCATATTAACTTCTTTTCTTACATAACCTAATGATGTATTGAAGAAATTATTATTAAAATCTGCTTGTCTGCGTTCGATTAATGCTTGTTGTTCAAGTTCCGCATTAATTTGTGCCTGCTGTTCCCTTATCGACTCTTGCTCGGCTTCCTGTGCTTGCATTTCTTCTAATTCTTGTTGCTGTTCTTGTTGAAGTTGTGCAATTTCTTCATCAGATAACGGAGTAACTGTGTATTCTTTCAAAATAACGTTACCATCAACATATTTAGACGAAATCGTGTAATAATTATTTTCAGGTAATTCATACTCACCCTCAATCAAGTTTTTATAACCCGCAAGACGCAAGTCGTTTTCTGACGGATTGACAATTAAGAACTCAACTTCTCTTATTTGTGTTTGTTCTTCTTCATCAACAATAACAGTTTCTTGAACTTCTTTTGTTAAAGTCAATATGCTTGGTTGAGGTTCTATTGTATTTTCGTTAATAAATTTGTATAACATTTTATCCCCCTACGATATTTTCATAACAACACCATATTTAGTAGTGCCGTTATATGCAAAGATAATACTGTATGTTGCACTTGCTACTGGTGTAAATGTACCGTTAGAGCAATCATCACCTTTCATAACTGTTCCACTATCAACTGCAAAGGTTATTGTGCCTGTGCTTGTTGTAAACTGTACTTCTGAGATGAAAGCATTATTAAATGAAGCAGGATAAGCAAGAGTAATTGATGTTATTGCTTCACTTGCTTTATGCGTACCAAACCTTTGAAGTGTTACAGTTGCACTGTTAGCAAAAGTTAAAGTTCCTGCAATAACATTTTCAAGTGTGCTTTTACTGATGAATGCATTTACGTTTGAACTAATGTATTGACTGTACGTCAATGCACCTGCAAACACATTTCCGTTGGAATTAACCTGAAAATAGTAATTAGCACTTGGACTAATAACACCTGCTCTACCAGCAGCTGCAAATGGTATATTGGCAACACCTTCTGATGTAATACTTGTACCGTTAATTTGAACATCTGTAGATGAACCACCACCTGCATCTAAGGCAATAGTTGCATCACCTGATTGGTTTACTGTAAATGTACCTTTTGTTGTTCCGCCTTGTGTTACTGTGATTGTACCATTACCAATAGTTGGTTTGTTTGATAAATCGTTATAACTACCACTTGTAGCAACTGTAGATAAAGAAGATGTCTTTGTATAGTTTGTTAGGTCATTAACATTCTTATCAATAAAGCCACTATCATTAGTAAGGTCTGATGTCTTTGTAGGTACACTCGGTAAATCAGCAGTTTTTGTATAGTAAGTAAGGTCATTAACATCCTTATTGATATAACCTGCGTTATTTGTTAATTGCGTTATATTATCGTTTGGTTGCAAAGCTGTAGCACCGGCAGAAGCACCTGAACGGATTGTGGATAAATCTGATATAGTTGCTTGCTTGCCGTTTAATTGTGTCTGTAAGTCCGTAATAGCACTTATAGGATGTTGGTTTGCACTATCTCGGTTTATAAGTTGCTTGTGGTCGCCTGTTCCACCACCACTGCCAATAAGATTTATTGTTTTATTTGCCGTTTGGTTTACGCTAAAACTATCAACGGTAACGCCGTTTTGCTGTATAGTTATTGTGCCGTTGCCAACATTTGCCGATGTTATAAATCCGCTATCGTTTGTTAATTCGCTTGTTTTACTCGGAGCAAAATCTATTACAAGATTTGCTGTATAATTACAATCACATTCATTACTCATCTTGCACCACCTGACTATTTAAATTCAATGTAAAATATCCCATACAAGTTCTTTTTATGTTCGTATGACCTGCCTCATCGTTATAAACAATAGCGACATAAACCTCATTACTAAAATCTAACAATTTTGATTGTGCCTTTGTTATTGAGATATAGTAAGGGAAAACAGGATTATTTTCAGTAAAAGCCAAGTCGCCCACCTGCACAATACATTTTGTTATGGTTATGTTTACAGTGTTTGAGGGTCTGTCAACTTTGATTATATTAATAAGGTCATCGCCTTTATATCTGCAAACCATTATATAGACCCCTCCAATAATGCCTGTTGATACATTTTCTCAGCATATTTAGTTGTAAAATCTATATAAAATAATGTCCATTCTTCTTTCGTCATCGGCTCAGCTGAATATTGATGCTGAATAAGCCATTCTTCCGTGCATTCTTCAGGTTTGCTGAAATCAGGAGTTTCATAAAATAAAACCATTGTAGCAATTTGTTCTGTTAAAGACCCTAAGGAATTAACAAGGTTGTTTACTGTATCAATACTTTGTTGTGCGTTTGCGTAACCTTTTGGTTGAAGTCTAAAGTTTTTATTTGTTGCCAATTCTAAAAATTTACTTTCAAATTCAGCTTTGCGTTTAGCCGTTTGTTCTGTTTCATAGTTAGGGTTTAAATCAAGATCTGACCCGTTAAATATCCATTTACCGGGATTATTTGTATAATCGTCATAATCGACCGCTACTTCTTTTGTGTATTCTTGAAATTCTGTGTCATTCCAGGCAACTAATTTATTATCAATTATTCGTATAAACATAATTAAACTCCTTTACATCGCACAAGGCATAAATGTAGCACTTCTGTCAGCTTGGCCAACATGAGTAAGAGTTTGTCCCTCACCCATAAAAAACATTGAGCCTATACTTAATGCCCCTGCTCTACTGCCACCGTTGCGTTGGTCGTTGATAGTAACAATTTCACCGCCAATTTTCCAAGCGGAATAATTGCCCTCACCCGAACCATTACGAACAGCAACCCAACCGTTAGACGGAGCAACAAAACCGGTTGTAACGGTGTATGCTTGCGATGTTGCCGGTCTTAACCATTTAAGAATGGCAGCTTTATCTGTTGATGATTTTGTTAGTATTTCCGCATTGTTATATGTAGATGCACCTGTACTTAAATTAAAACTAAATGGTCTTAGATTATTCCATGAACCTGTCGGGTCATTTTCATTTGTAACAAGTAAATAAAAATAATTCCCATCATTTCTAAATACGACACCATATTTATTAGAGCTGTCAATCAGTCTTAAATCGCCTGTCATTGTATCGCCTGATTTACTTACTTTACCGGATATAGCAGAATTAATCTCATTAATTCCAGCCACAAGGTTTGTCTTGACGGTCGTTGTCAAGTCGCTTAATTTTCCGGTCGCAGTATCGATTTTGTCCCAGTTGTCATTCAGCATTGTTGTAATGTTGAATGTATCTGCACCGTCAGTTGCAGGATTTTTTTTGTATAAATCCAAATTTGGTGTATTAGTTGGCATAAATTACTCCTTTATTCTTGCCCTCTTGCAAATTGCGAAATCGTTAATTGTTCCATTTGCGTAAGTGTTTTTACTTCGTGTATATCCCGGATTAATAAATATTTGAAAATCATTTCATACGGCAAATGGCAGGGTTTTACTTCTTCCAGTCTTTCTTTGAAACCTTCTAAATCTGCAGGAATGCCGATTTCTCCCACAAAAGTTATTCTTATTTTTCCGTTCACGAAGCTGGCTATTGTTTCGCCGTTTTTCCAGGAATCACAAACTAGTTGTAACAGCAAAATATCATTATGAATATTTGAATACCATTTTGCCTGAATTGCCGACCTTCTGTCAGCAAAACTCTGACTTGTTGCAGGAGTTATTTTTAAAAGTTGTTCCCAATACAAAATGCCATCTTCATCAAGGTCGGAAAAATAAAAAGTGTTTTTTGTTTTTGTTATTTTCCCCTCAATATTGGTAAGCACTACTGAAATTGCATTCGCTAACATTTGCGTAAAACTGCAAGAACGATAAACCTTGTTAAGCAGATTTAAAATAGTTTGATACATTTTTTACTCTTCCTCTGTAACCGTTAAATCATCTAAAACAGCAATTTCCGTTATTGTATTATTGTCAGTCAGTGCAATATTGTCTGTATCATTGTTCACTAATAAACTGTTATAATCCTTTACACCGTCAGCGTTTAATATACAAGCACCGATTTTGGCATAAGATATATAACTATCGACAAAAACAGTAGATTTAAAATAATTTTTAATTGAGTTCTCGATATTTTGTGTCGCTTGCGCAAGTGTCGCACCGGTCATAACTTCAATTTCAACCGAAACGTCAATATCTTTCGCTGTTGCACTTGTAACGGTACAATATGCCCCTATAGGCGCCTGTCCTAATCCTGTTCCGGCAGAACTCGGGTCAATGTAATTTTGAACAGTGTTAATTAATGTTTGTGATGCAACCTCATTATTCGCATCCACAATGACAACCTTTACAGTATTGTCTCCGTTCCACAATGGTTTTATTTTTGCATCGCCTACCCCGGCTACTTCTTTTGCCCATTTTTTATAATGATAAATATTTCCGGATATAATAGGACTTTGTATATCTTCAAAATATTTGTTTAATAAATGTTCTTTGCTCTCTGCATCATAACCTCCGGACAACGCACTTTCATTTGTTACGGATGTCAATCCCTGAATAGTAACAGGGACTACGGTAATTGCTCCGACAGGGACATTGCCGACACTACCGGATGTTTTGCATTGAATTTGAACTGTTCCGGTAGTCGTGATTGTTTTATTTTCAGTTGCTTCAAATTGCAAACCTGAACTTGTTTCAAACAAATCTCCGATTGATATATTGCACGTTCCGGTTATTTTCAAATCACCTATTGCAGTTGTTGCAGTTTGAGCGACAATTCCTCTTCGCTGGAATGCGAATTTTACCAAATCGTCATAATCAAGTCGGGATATATCAAAAAATGCAGTTAAGTAGGAAAGTTTGCCCCATAAATCAGATAACGGGACTGATATTGCCCGCATAAAATCCCATATAAAAAAACCTACATTTTTTTGATATGTGTCAGGGACCTGACTCAATAACTCAACAGTTATTTCTTCGTTAGTTTTTTCATCAATAATTACTGACATCTTTTACCTCTTCAAAATATATTCTTCTGTTTTTTCTTCTAAAATGTAGCCGTCCTGAAGTTGAACTTTTACTCTGACATTTAAAACATCGTCAATCTTATAAAGTTCAACATCTAAAACTTTTAAGATATTCGGATTCAATAAAAAACCCTCTTCAATCTCTTTTCTGATTTGAGAATAAAGTATTCCGTCAATATTTTTATAACCTTTAGCTTTATAAAGCGAAGTTCCAAACCCTGTTCCCTCGTAAATCTTGTATATTTCTGACGGAGTAAGCAGAAAAAGCAAAATCCAATTTCTGACATTTTGGTAGTCATCAATTAGTTTTACATCACCATTATTCAAAATTACCTTATTTGTTAAAAAGTCAAAATCAGGTGTCTTGTAAATTTCATCAGAGTTGGAAATAATATTATTGCTTCCGACATTCATATTTCCTGTATTCACCTCTTCTGTATTTTCTTCTTCCGGAAACATATTAATTTTCCCCCAAAACCTTATCTAATAAAATAAATCTATCTAATTGTTCCAAACTTCCTATAGTTACAAAATCGCCGACCTGTAAATCGCATTTCAATTGCAACAATTCGGTATTTATTGAAGTAATTGCGTTTGCAAGATATGTAATGGCGGAAGGCATATTGCATGGTGAACCGTTTGCCGAGTGTGTTTCAGTTACATTTTTTGCGTTATTGACGTTAGTCGGAACGTCAGAACTCAATGCGTTTGTTTTATCAATATCGCATCTAAATCTAAACCATTCTGAAATATATAAATCAACGTTTTCTGTTAAAACAACTTTTCCTTCATAAATCGAAACTGTCAAAGGTGATAAACTTATCACTTTGCCAATGTGTACACTTTTCATGTCTGTCGGATTATTTCGCCTGTTTAATTCGGTTTTTAATACTCTCGTTATGTCGTAATTTTGTTTGTTTTCCATTTTGCCCCACTTGAAAACTACAAAGTAA